TCATGCCGACGCCTCCTCTCCGGGCCGGACGACCGAGAGAGCCAGTCGCTCCGGGACTACCCAGTGGGCGATCAGGGCCTCCACGTCCTCCCGGGTGATCTGGCGGAACATCTCCGGGAAACGGAGCAGATCACTGCCGGCGAAGAAGCTCTGGGCTTGTCCGATGCACAGGGTCTCAAAGGAGTTGAGGCTGCGTACCCGGCTGCCGTAGACACCCTTCTTGATCCGCTCCCACAGGGCGGGATCCACACCCTCCCGGGCGATGCGGGCGGCCTCTGCCGCCACCGCGTCCCGGACGGCCTCCGGGTCCCGGGATTCTCCGCCGGCTACTAAAAATGCCGCGCCGGGGACACTGTCATAGCCATAGCTGAAGCTCCGGTTCACCAGCCCCTCCCGGTACAGCCGGGCGTACAGAGGAGTTGAGGTGCCCAGCAGGACCTCGCAGGCCAGATCGCCCAGCAGTTCCTGCCGCAGTCCGGCCTCTCCCCGCACCGGGGCGTCTCCCTTGCAGCCAAGCTGGAAGATGGGGCAGGACACTGCCATATGCTCCTCCACCAGGCCCCGGGCCACCCTGGAGGGCTCCTCCGGACCGTAGTCCTTTTCCGCAATGGGGCCGGCCTGGGTGGGGAGTACTTCCCGGGCTAGGCGGCACACCGCCTGGGGATCCAGATCCCCCGCCGCGCACAGCACCATGTTGGCCGGGTCATAGAACGCCTTGTGGCAGGCGTACAGAGTCTCCTCCGTGATGTGGGAGATGGATTCCACCGTGCCGGCCACGCTGGTGCGGATGGGGTGATGCTCATACAGGGCGCCCAGCAGGTTGACGAACACCGTCCAGTTGGGGTCGTCCTCGATCATGCCGATCTCCTGGCCGATGATCCCCCGCTCCTTCTCCACGCTCTCCCGGGTGAAATAGGGGACGGAGACGAAGGAGAGCAGGGTCCGCAGATTTTCCTCGAAATGCTCGGTGGACTCAAAATAGTAGCCGGTGATGGCGTTGCTGGTGAAGGCGTTGGGAGAGGCTCCGTTGGCTGTCAGCTGCTGAAGGGCGTTGCCCTCCCGGGTGTCGAACATCTTGTGCTCCAAATAGTGGGCCACTCCGGCAGGCGTGTCGTGCCAGGTCCCATCCAGCTGGAAGCGCAGGTCCATCCCGCCGTAATTGGTGGCAAAGAAGGCGTACTTCTTTTGAAATTCCGGTTTGGGAAAGACAAACACATTCAGCCCGTTGTCCAGGACCTGGTGGAACATCGTCTCCCCGATCCGCTCAAATCTGATCTGCTCCATGGCCTCAGTCCTCCTGTCCCTTCAGAAAATACACGGTGTCCAGCTCCAGCCTCTGGGCGGCGGCGGCCACCTGCTCCCGGGTGATGGAGGCGAAGCGCTCCGCCAGCTCCTCCACGCCGGTGTCCAGGCCGGCGGCCGCCTGGCCCAGCCAGAACTCCTCCAGCCGCCCCTGGTCGTCCAGGGTGGACAGGTGGCCGCTGATCAGGGCCCGGCGGGCCCCCTCCAGCTCCCAGTCCTCGATCTCACCCCGGCGGATGGCCTCCAGCTGGGCCAGGATCTCATCCCTGGCCTGCTGGTACTTGTCAAATTCGATGCCGGAGGACACCAGCACCAGCCCCTTCATCTTCTCCAGCATGGAACTGGCGTAATAGCAGAGGGACAGCTTTTCCCGTACATTCAAAAACAGTTTGGACAGGGGCGTCCCGCCGAAGATGGCGTTGCACATCACCAGGGCAGGATACTCCTCCTCCCAGCAGGTGAGGCCGCCGGTGCGGAAGCCCAGGGCCAGCTTGCCCTGGGACACATCCATGTGCTCCTCCACCAGCTGGGGCTCCGGACCGGCGTGGAGGCGCACCTCGCACTCGGGATCCAGGCGCTCCCCGTCCCGGGGCAGTCCGGACAGGGCTGCGGTCAGTGCACGGGCGGCCCGCTCCGGCTGTGCGGAGCCGCAGTAGTACACCTCGATCTCCGCCGTGCGGAGCAGCTGCTGATACCGGGACCACAGGCCTTCCGGAGTGATGGCGGCGGCGTGGGCCTCATCCCCCAGCTTGTCCACGCCGAAGGCCTCCTCGCGGCACATCAGCTGGCACAGCCGGGCGCTGGCATAGCGGCGCTTGTCGTTTACCTGGGCGCGGATCCGGTCGATCAGATTGCTCTGCTCCTGCCGGACATAGTCGGGCAGGAAGCCCTCCCCCACGGTCCGGGGGGAGAGGAGCAGCTCGCCCAGCAGGGCGGCGGCGGGCTCCAGGATGGATTCTCCCTCCAGGGCATAGGCGTCGTCCAGAAAGCTGGCCACAAAGCCGATACACTGGGTCTCACCCTTCTTGCGGACCACCGGCTCGATGGCCCCGCCATACAGCTCGTCCAGGGCGGCGGAGAGGGCCTCCAGATCCGGATGGGCGGCAGTGCCCCGGCGGAGCACCGCGGGGATCAGGGCGTTGGCGGCCGCGGTCTCCCACTCCAGCGGAGCCATCATGGTCAGCCCCAGATAAGAGCTTTTGAATTTATCGGTGTGGATGGCGCGCAGCCACACACCGGGCATCAGTTCCCGTCGTGTTACCTGAGTCATCGGCGTTTTCCTTTCTTCGGGGTACTCCCTGTGTCGCTCTTGCTCTTAGCATGGACCGGAGAATGCGGTCTCATGCGCCCGGACCTCCAGTGTGGGGCGGGCGGAGCCTCTACTGGAAGCCTCTGTCCGCGGGCCGGGATCGGGCCGGACAGAAGCGCCATGCAGCTGCGATGGCAGATATTATACCATGAATTAGTATGCTCTGCAACGCTCCGAAGCGCCCAAATACTGAACATTTCAGCCCGTTGAAAGTGGGGTAAATCGGGGGCGATAGTAACACACTAATAACACGGTATCACGCCTTTTTTGCATAGTCAAGGCTGATCCATCCGGCCCCGCTTTTCAGCTTGCCCCATTTGGTGGCTCCGGTGCCGGTGCTTTCTGCCACGATGGTATAAACACCGGGCTTGATGAAGCCATTCTTCCCGTAATTGGTGCCGGGGCCTTTTCTGATATACAGATCAGAAATAGTCACCCGCACAAGATAAGGGGTCACAGCGCCACCAGCGCCGCCCGTGGCGCTGTTTCCGGTGCTGGGGGTAGTAGTTACACCCCCGCCCGTAGAAGTGCCGCCAGAAAGCCGCCTGTTGACCTCTGCGGCAATTTCATCATGAAGGTTATAAAGATAATCACCGGGGCAAGCCTTATTAGCAAACCACCGGTGAACCGTCATAACCATTTCATTTGCCTTGGGGGTATATGCAAGGGTTTTGTTCTTGTCCCCGAACCACAGGATTTTAGTTTTCCCGTTGCGCTTGCAAATATCGGTCACAAGGTCAAGAAGGCCGGAATATGCCTGATCCGTAACCTTGTAAGGGTGGGTGGTATCACTCGCAACCTCAATGGTTACGGCTCTGTTATCGTTGGCGCTGGAAGAACTGCACCAAGAACGATCCTTTTCTTCCACATACATTCCAACCCGGCCATCCTTGCCAATGCCATAGTTGGAAGAAGCCTGTTTGGAAGTGGGGGCAAAGATGTTCCCAAGGGTTTCAACCGTACACTGACCAACCACACAATGAATGGTGATCCGGTCAATGGCGTGGTTGCGGGGGCTGGTTTTGTTGGGGGAAATTTTGGTGTAGCTAACAAGATTACTGTTGCTCATTTTCATCTGCTCCTTTCGCCTGAAGAATTGCATTAAATTTGGTATAGGCTTCCTTGATGTACTTGCAGGAAACCAACAGCACAGCACCGATGATCACAATGTCAGTGAAGATTTCCGTGTATTCCTCCGGGATTGCCCACCCAACCTGACCGGCAAACAAGGGAAGGGTGGTAATGCTCACACAAAGCAAGGTCAGCCCCACAATAACGGAACCAACCTTCAAGGCGCTGGTGATCAGCTTATCCCGGTCAAAGGGCTGAAGCTGAATTTTGATGTTATAGAACATGGAGAAGGACACATTGGACAGGTAAGCCGCCAAGAAGATCAGCATTGCCCACCCAATATTGATCAGGTTGTTCAAAATGGCATTCAGCATGGTTTTACATCTCCTTTGTATCGTTATAGATTTCCGGCCCGTACTGTTTCCGCAATTTGATTCGGTTTTCAGCTTTTGCCTTGGAGTAATAGAAGCCGGTTGCCGTGGCCAGTTCAGCAAATATGGCCGGGATCAGATATGCAAGGGGTGAAGTGTCCCCGGTTCTCCAAACAATGGCAAGAGTAAAGGCCGTTACAACCAGCGTAACGGCCCCCACACACCACAACCATACTTTGGAGAATTCCCGCTTTTTAGCCCTCATTTACCGGGGCTGTTGGAAGTTCCAAGAATTTTTCATGAAGATCATCCATTACCCCATTCACCCCCAAAGAATGATATTGCTTCCAGCAGTTTTCAAAATTTTCCCTTGCATAGATCGGGGCATATCCCCGCTCTGACCACTTATTGAAATCACTGATCATTTGGCTTCTCAAAAGGGCCTGAACTCCCGCTTTCAGGGCCTTGGAATCTTCTGAATTGTGCTTGATCAGGGTGTGAAGGTATTTGAAAATCCCGGCAATCACAGCGGGAACCCCAAGCAAGCACAACCATTGGTAAACCGTCATTGGATCACCCCTTTCTAATCAGGTCAAAGATATGTTGCAAATCTTCAACCGGGGCATTGTAGAAGGCATAATTCCAAAGCCAATGATCTTCATGTTCCGGTCTTTTGTATTTCTGACAAAGGGGATCAGCCCAAATCTTATTCCACCGGTTCTGGTGGTTTTTGTCCCGCCGCTCCAACTGGATCAGGATAGCAGATACCAAATCGCCCCGTTCCCGCCCCCGGCCATCATCGTTCTGACTGAAGAAGTCAAAAGCGTTTTGGCTGGTGATCCCACAAATCTGCTTCCCATTCCACATAAGGAAACCGCCCTGATTGATCAAGGCGGTTCCATACGGAATATTTACATGGCCGCAAATGGCATCAAACTTGGCCCGTTTCCGGGTGATATAGTTTTCATGTTCCATTAGGCTACTTCCTCCCATCCGTAAACGCCGGGTTCCCAAACATTGTTATCCACCGTAGAAGTCCAATGCTTCCCGTTATGGCTCACTTTGGCCCCCAAAGCATAGGCATCATGCGCCCCCACCGGTTGCGACCATTCCGGCCATTCTTCAGCCGGATCACTGGTTTTACTCCAAAGGCTGACAGCGGCATCAGGTGTCCAATCGGCTTGGGAAGTATGGGCCTGAACACACTTGTAAAGGGTTCCATTGTAACGGCGGATTTGCCCAACAGTATAGTTGATGGGATATGCCCATTCAGCGAAAAGTTCAGCGTGTTCCGCCGCTGTTTCAGCATCAATGCTTCCAGCTTCCGCCATTGTGACAAACATGATACTTCCGGTGTCGGTGGCCTTCTGAATTTCCACACCGGCATCAGTTTCTTCCAAACTGACGGTTTCCAGCCCTTCCAAGCTGCCCCGGCCAAGCAAATGGTACGGTGTCCCTTCAAAAACAATGCCCGAAGCATTCTGCTCCGGGCAAAGGACATAGCAACCATTTTCGGCCTGCATGATATAGTTCAATTTTTCGGTCAAGCCAAGGCTTGCCCCATCTTTGATGATTCTGAACATTTTGCACCTCCGAAAAAGATAGCGTGATAAAGTCGCCGCAACTTCAGTAAGCGTCCATGATCATTGAAGTTCCGGTAATATGCGCTTTGACATTCCATGTACTGTTCAATATCAGAAAACAACCGCTTCCCTTCCACAAACTCCCGGTGGAACAGTTTCAACTTTCGTCTTGCCCGTTTTACACCGTCCCGGCTTCCATTCACCTTGATCTTCCCTGTTTCCGTCAGCGTGAACCGTGCCTTGCAGAACCGGAAGGGTTTTGTCAGGGGAATGATTTTGCATTTGCGTTTGTTCACCCGTATTCCAGCGGCTTCAAACCGCCGAACAATTTCATGCCCAAGTTTCTTCAGGGCTTCCACATCTGGAAGGATTAAATAATAATCGTCCATGTAATGGCCGAAACAGTGAACCCCGGCTTGGCATTTGATCCAATTATCTATTGCGCTGGGCATTGCCACCATTTCCTGTTGGGATGGTTCCACGCCCAAGGGCAAGCCCCGGCCCGGTGTCGGGCAAGGGGATGTTTGGATCACCATATCAGCCAAGGCCCGAAGATCAGGGTTTGGAATGAATTCTTGGTGCCGCTGATATAAAAGCGCATGGGGCGCATTTGGGAAGAAGCCCTTCAAATCTAACAGCAACACAGCACCTTCCCGGCCATAGCGCCGGAAGTGCCAATGAAGCTGTTCCTTCAATCGCCTGAAATGCCAGTGAAGCCCCTTGTTCCTTTGGCTTGCCCCATTGTCATGGATCATACAGGGGTTATACAACGGAACCAGAACTTCATTACAAAGAACCTTGTGGATTTGCCGATCAGTGATATGTGGGGCATCTATGGGGCGAACCTTCCCACGCTCCCTTAAAGTGAAATGGGTACACTTCATAGGCTTCCAAGCCTGATCCAAAACATTCTTCCGGCGCTTGGCTGTCCCGGAAAACAGGTGGGCTTCAAAGTTTTGAACACTTTGCTTCCATCGTACCCCGTTACAGCATTTGCGCCCATAGAAGAACATCGTGCGATAGCTGAAAACCTTGTTGATTGGCCCAAGTGCATCACACCGGGCCTGTTTTCTTTCTTGCCGCTTGGCTTTGCGGCGCTGGTATCTTGCTTCATGCCGTTCTTGGCTTGTCATAATAAAAAAGTATTCGCCTTTCGTACAGATATTTTGTAGGGTGCCATCTAATCTGCTTTGCCCCGACACATGAAATGGGTTAGACACATACCCCACCATGCAAGAAGCGTCCGTGTAAGGGCATCAAAGGGCAGTTTTAGGGATTTTCACCCAAGGAAGTGCAACTCCTTTTACATCGGTCGTCTTTCACCTGAAATCCAAAAGCCGGTTTTCTGCTACTCCATTTGACCGTGTATATTTGCAAAATCCGGGCCGCAACCCACCAGAATTGTTAGCGTTATTGTTGTTGTAGTTGCCATCAGTCCAAACAATCATGAAATTGTTATTGTTGTTGTAATTAGGAGAACGAAGGCCCCACCAAACCGCCGAAGGAAACATTCACAGTTGCACACCTAATGAAAATCATGCTTTTTGCTTTCCGCTTACATTTTTGATAGCCCCTTTCAGAAGTTCATTTTCCTTGTCGATCAGCTCACCTAAATTTTGGGCCATTTTATCCAGCTTTTCCACGGCATCTTTGGATTTTACCGCAACGCCTTTGGAATTGGTAAATGCCCCTTCCGGGTTCTGATTCAGGATCAAATAGCAATGGGTCAGGCGCACATCAAGCGCCATAAGGGAAGCCCTTGCTTCAAGCAAGTGTGCCTTCCGCAACTCAATCCGCTGGGAATCTGAAGGGTAAATGCTGTTGGCTTTTTCAGCGTGATCAATCACTTCCCCGGCCAGCTTTGCAACCGGTTCAGCAATCAGACGGGAATACCTTGCAGATAAGCGGGTAAGAAAATTGATGGTTTCAATGTAAATTTGGTTGGCCGTGTTGATGAACTCGGCCTTGCTTGTGGTTCTTTTTTGCTTCAATACTGACAT